TACTTACCCCTTGCTGGTTCGGCATTCAAGAAAGTTTATTATGATGGATTATTAAAACGTGCTGTAGCTAAATTTGTAGCTGGAGAAGATTTAATAATTAATTATATGGCAACTGATCTTTCAAGTGCAGACCGTGTAACACATATAATAAAATGTAGTGGTAATGATGTAAGAAAACAACAATTAAGCAAATTTTATCGTGACATTGAACTTCCAACTGGAAGTGTTGAATCAAACGATATTGTAGATAAAATTGATGAACTAGAGGGATCAGAAAAGAATTATGCTTCAGGTGATGAGGAACATGTAATATTAGAAATGCATGTTAATGCAGACGTTCCTGGATTTGAAGATACATCAGGTGTTAAGTTACCATATGTAGTGTCTATTGATCAATATTCGCAAGAAATCCTTTCCATAAGAAGAAACTGGAAACAAGGAGATACAAACTTTGCGAAGAATGATTATTTTGTACACTATAAATTCCTCCCAGGACTAGGGTTTTATGGCTTTGGTCTAATACATATGCTAGGTGGGTTGTCAAGAACTGCAACAAGTGTTTTGCGGCAGTTAATTGATGCAGGTACTCTTGCCAATCTGCCAGCAGGATTTAAGGCACGAGGAATGCGTATACGTGATCATGATGAACCTTTACAACCAGGAGAGTTCAGGGATGTTGATGTTACAGGCCAGTCAATAAAAGAATCACTGTTGCCACTTCCATACAAGGAACCATCACAGGTATTATTTGGTTTATTAGGATTCGCCGTTGATGCAGGTAAATCATTTGCAGCAATTGCGGATATGAAAATGGGTGAAGGTAATGAACAGAATCCAGTTGGAACTACGCTCGCTTTAATTGAACGTGGAACTAAAGTTATGAGTGCAATTCATAAAAGATTGCACTATGCACAAAAAATAGAGTTTAAATTACTTTCAAAAGTATTTTCAATTTATCTTCCACCACAATATCCTTACATGGTTGTCGGTGGAAATCAAATGATTAAACAAGCAGATTTCGATGATCGTATTGATGTTCTTCCAGTATCAGATCCAAATATATTTTCAATGGCACAACGTGTTACATTGGCACAACAACAATTACAATTAGCAACAGCTGCACCTCAATTACATAATTTACGTGAAGCGTATAGAAGAATGTATGATGCAATGGGTGTGGATAATGTTGATGCAATATTAAAACCAGACCCTGAAATGCCAGAACCAATTTCCCCTGCAATGGAGAATGCTGGTGCTATGCGTGGTCAAGGACCTAAGGCATTTCCAATGCAGGACCATATGGCACATATTCAAGCACATGCTGAATTTATGTTTACAAGAATGGTACAGATTAATCCCCAGCTATATGCGATGCTACAAGCACACGTATCAGAACATGTTTCATTAATTGCTGCGCAACAAGTTACTGAAAAGTTCAAACCACAATTTGAACAAATGCAACAACAAATGCAACAGGCACAACAAAACCCCCAAGCGATGCAACAATTACAACAGCAACAGGATCAATTAGTTAACCAGCAAGCTGCCGAACAAGCTAAGGTAGAAGCACAAATGACGAAACAACTAGCACAAGATGAAGAAGCTCGAATAAGCCGTGAGCAACAAGATCCACTTGTTAAACTAAAACAACAAGAAATTGATCTAAAAGCTATGCAGACACAAATGCAGATGCAAAAAGATATAATGGTAGATTCAGCTAAGATGGATCTTGAAAGAGATAAGCTAGAGGCAGATACAAGTATTGACTTGATGAAAGTTGCGGCGGATGCTAATAAGGATACTAACAAAGAAGATTCTGCTGAAGCAATGGCAATTTTAAAAGAGAATATGGCATCTACAAGAGAGGCCATGAAAAACGAAATGGCTGATAGAAAAAATCAATCAGCTGAAAGGATAGCGAGAGAAAATGCGAGATCCAGAGCGAATGGACAAAGTAAAAAAACAACTGGAAAAACTTAGTTCTGTAATGCAGCAAGTTGAAGAAGTTGCAAGGGCAAATATAGGTTCGGAAGAGGATGTTTTACAAGTATGTGGTGCGATGTTAGCAGTTACACGTAATATGTATGCTGATGCATTAGGCCCAATTGACGCGTCTAAAGTTTTTCACGCCGCTGCTGATAGTTTTGGTATAACGGAAGATATACTAGAAATTTTTAAAAACCAACCTAAACCAACAATACATTAGGAGGAATAATGCCAAACGTAGGTAAAAGAAAGTTTCCATACACTTCACTAGGAGTACAGCAAGCTCAGAAGCATGCTAAAGCAACGGGACAGAAAATGCAAATGAAGAAGGGTGGAAAAGTTAAAAAGTCATACCGTAGGGGTGGGCTGAAACGAAGTAAATAGGAGGTAAACATGAATTTATTAAAAGATTTATGGGGACATTTAAAAGAATGGAATGATTGGAAGATGAAGGACTGGATTAAGGCCGGAATCGTAGCTATTATTGTTCTTATTGTTCTCAAAGTAGTAATCGTACCAGGTGTGTAGTGGAAGACAATAGATCAAAATATTTAAGAAAAATGCATACTCCGACCCCTTTTAGTCAGGGGCCGGAGATGAAAAACTATAGCCGTATGATGGAGCTGCAAGCACAAGCACCTAATTTTGCTAAGAATGACCCACGTTTTGATGAACTTAAAGACAGAAGAAGAACATATAATCGTTTTGATAAATACAAAATAGGTGAAAAATTTAATGTAGCACCCTTAGATGTACAAAAAGATTTTTCTAATAGAAGTAATGTATTTAGAAACGCTGCACCAAACGTTTACGGAAAAATGTACCCTGTTTCAGATATTGCCATGAAGTACGGTGAGTCTGGAGGATTACTCGGGCTAATGGCAAAAGAAATGTTAGGCAAGGTTTCTGACTTTGGAAAAAGTCTAGCAAATAAAGAAGGCATAGCAGGAGCTGCTGATACAAACGAAGAAGAAATGCAAGATTATGCAGAAAAAACATTTGGATTTGATGGAACAACTAGACCGTATCCACAACAAGATTTTTTTGTAGACGCCGAAACGTTTGGTGAAAGAGATGTAGAGATACCACGAATGGATGATGACGTAGGTGATTTTTATGAGTACGATCAAGATGATAATATAGTTTTATCACCAGAAAGACCAATGCCATTTGATGATTCTAACAGAGAACAAGGTATTAGAGATCAATATGCAACTAATTTTATAGGACCAAGAGATGATCCTAGTAGAAGACCAGACATGTATGATGTTGCTGGACCAAGATTAATTGATAGAGGTTTAATTCCATATCCAAGTTCTTTAAATGAGGAAGTAACGGAAGTTCCACCTCCATTTTATGGTGGAAGGGGTGAAATGCCTCAACCTTATGAATATGATTCTAGTGAGTTTTATCGTAACATGGCAGAGAGATATGGTGAAGCTGCTGAATATAATCTTAGAGAGAAAGAGTTACAGGACGCACTTGCAGCTGATCAAGGTAGATCATTTCTAAAAATACCTTCTGATTTCGATCCTAGTAGAAAAGTATTTACAGATACCGAAGATTATTATGACTGGATAAGACAGATGGAAAAATACGGGTATAGATAATGTCTAATAGAGACGCCTATAGAGCAGGTTTATATGGATCCAAGACTTATGGAGGTTCTGGTGGAACTTCTAACAAGTCATTTCAAGCTGGACAACAATCACGAAAAGAAAGTCAACAAAACAAAAATACAGGACAAAGTGATAAAGGAGCACAGCAAAATAAAAGAACTGGTAATGAAAAAGCTGCTGATCAATTAGCAAGATTACAAAATAAAGGGCAAGGTAATAGTGCTCAAGCACGATCTATAACAGATCGATTAGCAAGAGTAGATGCCAAGGCAGAACAATTTCATGCGGATGGTCGTAAAATGTCTTATGCTGAAAAACTTGACTTAGCTTACGGTGGAAAAATACCCGGCCACTTGCAGCGTAATATGCAAGATCAAGTACAAAACTATCAAGACAACCCACCAAAATTAGAACCTAAAGAAATAACTCTAGCTGATGGAACTAAAATGATGACCTATGGTTCTTTTGAACCAGGTCAATTTTCACAAAACCAATACAAAGACGTCCTTAAATATGGAATAAAACCAACTGATCCAAATCAATGGGATAAGTTTGCAGGAAGAGACTGGATGGATTTTGGTTTTGGAAGTGTGTTTGGGGATTCTTCCGGATCAACAGCTTCAAGTCCAGCAGTTCAACAATCATTAGAAGCTATGATGCAGGATTTATATGATCAAGGGTATAGTCAAGCCGCTGCATCACAGATAGCTATGGACAAAATGTATCCTGGTTATCTGGATTATGCACAAGGAAAAGGAGATATACCAGTTAATTTTATGGACATGAATGTTGGTGCTCCTCTACCAGGACATCAAATGACAATGGATACCTGGCGACCTGAAGGTGGCAGAGATGGAGGCTACAGCGGTGGCGACGGCGGCTGGGGTTCCGGCTGGGGTGGCTACGGTGACGGCGGCGGTGGCGGTGGCTACGGTTATGCTTCAGGAGAGGACCCAATGGAGCGAACATACCAGCGAGCGCAAGTTGGCCCAGGTACTTTACAAGAACAAGTAAACCAGATATATCTAGGTATGTCAGGAGTGGGAAACCCAGGGTTTCAAAAGAATCGTGGCGGAATAGTGAGCTTAGTAGAATAATGTTTGGATTACCAGTAGAAATGATCACAATGCTTGGATCTAGTGTCCTAGGTGGTTTTATGACTATTTGGGGGCAAAGCATTAAAGCAAAACAAGACGAACAAAAAATGTTATTAGCGCGTGCTGATAACCAAATGAAACATATTAATGCTGCTCGTACTTACGAGAATAAAGGATTTCAGTTTACAAGAAGAATTATTGCACTAACAGCAGTATTCTTTATTATTGTATGGCCTAAAATAGTTCCAGTATTCTTTGATGTGTCAGTATTCCTGACATGGACAGAGTTTAGCAGAGGTTTCTTGTTCTTAATTGAACAAAAAGAAATGCTCGTTGATAGACAATACGCAGGTGTTGTCATAACACCAATGGATACACATCTGATGGCATCAATCATTGGATTATATTTTGGTGGAAGTCTGGTTAAAAAATAATTGCTTTTTATACAAATTAGTGTATAATTCGCCGAAATGAAAGATGAGACCGCTGTTTATTTAATCTTGAAAAAGATTAGAGCGCGAAAAGAAGAGTTAAAGGAGATTATCGCAGCTGGATTACCTGGTTGGGATGAGTATAACAAAACCGTAGGTGAATACAAAGCCTACGCAATTATGGAACAGGAAATACAAGACCTGCAGAAAGACGAAGATGGAGATACCTAAAAGAAAGTTTGCGCTAGAAGAAAAAGATTTAGCGATTGAAGCAGATGAAAATAATAAAGTAGCGGAAGATAAAGAAAACCGCTTTCTTAAAAAAATACAAGAAGATGCTACAAGCAACATAGAACATTTACCCACTGAAAAAGTATTAGAGAGGTTACCTGATCCTACTGGATGGAGAATACTTGTATTGCCATACAAAGGACAAGGTAAAACTAAAGGTGGTATTATACTAGCAGATGAAACAATTGAAGAACGTGGTTATACAACGGTAACAGGATTGGTTCTTAAGATGGGACCAGATTGTTATACAGATGAAAAGAGATATCCAAAAGGACCTTGGTGTAAGAAGAATGACTGGATTATATTTGGTCGTTATGCTGGATCTAGGTTTGGGATAGAAGGTGGTGAAGTGAGAATACTTAACGAGGACGAGATAATTGCTGTGGTAAAAGACCCAGAGGATATCTTGCAATATAAATAACAGGAGGATAAATGCCTGCAGAAACTAAAATTCAGACACAATCTGAAGTAGAAGAAAAAATGGTTGATTTGCCAGATACCGGCTCATCCGTTGATGTAGATATCGCAGACACCAAAAAGACTATCAATCCCGATGAAGATACACCTACCGTTGAAACTGTAGAAACAGCTTCATCCGATGAAATGGATGATTACGGAAAAAAGGTGCAATCGAGGATCGATAAATTAACAAGAAGATTAAGGGAAACTGAAAGACGAGAACAAGCAGCAATTCAATATGCGCAAGGAGTGCAAGCTGATTCTTCTAGAGTAAGACAACAAGCAGCACAAATAAATTCTGGTTATGTAGCAGAGTTTGGAGATCGTGTTGCTTCTCAAATGGCTGAAGCTAAAAAAGAGCTGAAAGAGGCAATGGACCTTGGGGATACTGAAAAACAAGTAGAAGTTCAAGCAAAACTAAGCCGTTTAGCACTTGAAGAAGAAAGAGTTGCTTCCCAAAAAGCTCAAAGAGAGCGATTGTCGCGAGAAATGCAAGCAAGAGGAGTTGATCCAAATCAACCTCAAATGCCAGCATATCAGCCACCAAGACCTCAAGCACCCCCTCCACCGGACCCAAAAGCTGTGGATTGGGCTGAAAAGAACAAATGGTTTGGAGAAGATGAACCAATGACCTTGACATCTTTCTCAATTCATCGTAAACTAATGGAAGAAGGATTTGACCCACAGTCCGATTCATACTATAATGAAGTAGACAAAAGGATGAAGGACACTTTCCCTCATAAGTTTGACAATCAAGTTTCGCCAACTCAGGCTGTTGCCTCTGCTAATAGAGGTGGTCAGCCAGCAAGGCGCAAAGGTACTGTGAGACTCACACCATCACAAGTAGCCATTTCAAAAAAACTAGGTGTGCCACTAAGCGAATATGCGAAGTACGTGAAGGAGTAGGCATATGAATATTAAAAATATAAAAACAAATAAACTACCATCACGCGAGACTGAAACCCGATCTAAGACCGAGAGAAGGAAACCATGGTCTCCACCGTCTCAGTTAGACGCACCACCTGCACCAGCTGGATTTGTCCATCGCTGGATAAGGGCCGAATCTGTAGGACAGATGGATCAAAAAAATGTATCCGCTAGACTACGCGAAGGTTGGGAATTTGTCAGAGCTGACGAATATTCTGACGTTGAATGGCCTGCAATTGACTCAGGTAGATATCAAGGTGTTATAGCTGTTGGAGGGTTAATGCTAGCAAGGATTCCTAAGGAAACCGTTGAAGAGCGTGAAAAATATTTTGCACAAGTAACGCAAGATAAAGATGATGCTGTTGCAAACGATCCACTTAAGGACCAACATCCTAGCATGCCGATCTCAAATGAGAGAAGCTCTCGCGTAACATTTGGTGGCGGTAAGAAGAACTAGTTTTTTCTCCACATAAGTTACACAAAATTAACACATTCATGGTGAGTGTGTTATAACAAATTACTATGAGGATAAATCATGGCTAATATTGACGCGGCCTTTGGGTTCAGACCTATTGGGAAAGTTGGTAGTGGTGTTAACAATGGTGGTACTACTTTGTATACTATTGAAGATAACGCTAACCTAACTGCGTATAAAGGCGATCACGTTATGGCATCTGGTGGTTACATCGTAGCTGGTACAGCTTCTGGTGCAACTAACGTTGGTGTTTTTAACGGTTGTTTTTATATCGACCCAACTAGTAAAAAACCTACATGGTCTAATTACTACAATCAGACAAATGTAACCGCTACAGGTTCCATTTCTGGTTCAACTAATATTGACGCGTATATCTATGATGATCCGTATTATCTTTTCGAAATCCAAACTGATGCTACAGTTGCTAAAACTAACATCGGTAAAAATGCTGATTCTATAATTGGAACTGGTAGCACCTTAAATGGTCAGTCTAAGCACGAAATGGACAGTGGTAGTACTACTACTATTGCAACTAGTTCAGGACTACAGATGAAAATTATTGGTATCACTAAGGATCCAGAAAATGATGATGCTTCAAGTGCTAACTCTAACTGGTACGTTATGTTTAACGAACACGTTAAGTTAGGAACTGGAATCACAGGTACGTAATAGTTAGGAGAAAATTAAATGGCAATTTCAAGAATGCAATTGGTCAAAGAATTGGAACCTGGCTTGAACGCCCTGTTCGGATTAGAGTACGACCGATACGAAAACCAGCACACAGAAATTTTCGATTCTGAAAGTTCTGATCGTGCTTTCGAGGAAGAAGTAATGTTAGGTGGGTTTGGTAATGCAGAAGTAAAACCGGAAGGATCTGGTGTTGTGTATGAAGCAGCGCAAGAAACTTTCACTTCTCGTTATACCCACGAAACAATTGCTTTGGCTTTCTCATTAACTGAAGAAGCTGTAGAGGATAACCTTTACGACAAAATCAGTACTCGATACACAAAAGCATTGGCACGTTCAATGGCTAACACTAAACAGATTAAAGCTGCTAACGTTCTTAACAGAGCGTTTAACAGTTCTTATCTTGGTGGCGATGATAAGGAGCTTTGTGCTACTGATCACACTACTCTTGGTGCTGACCAAAAGAACGAATTGTCAACTGCTGCTGACTTGAACGAAACTTCGCTCGAGCAAGCAATGATCGATATTGCTGGTATGAAGGACGAAAGAGGAATGAAAATTGCTCTTCGTGGAATGAAAATGATCATTCCTGTAAATCTTCAATTTACAGCTGAAAGGTTGATGAAATCTGCAGGTAGAGTAGGAACTGCTGATAATGACATCAATGCAATCAAATCAATGGGAATGGTTCCACAAGGTTATGTGGTTAACAATTTCTTAACTGATACTGATGCTTGGTTCATTAAAACAGATGCTCCTAATGGACTGAAAATGTTCACTAGAGCTCCTATTAGAACTGCTATGGAAGGCGACTTCGATACTGGAAACGTTAGATATAAAGCAAGAGAAAGATACAGCTTTGGCTGGTCTGACTGGCGCGGAATATTTGGCTCTCCAGGAGCTTAATCAATTTAAGTGGGGGAAATAATTTCCCCCACTTATACCCTAGCATTAATTAGTTATGTAGACTGGCTAGGCAGACGGTATAAAGACTACATGACAAACGGTTTATATAACCAAGGAGAAAATTATGGCTAATACTAGCTTTGTGGGTCCAGTAAGATCCAAAAATAATTATAAATTATATAGTACTACTGCTTCAACAGGTGTTGAACATGATAGAACTATAAGTGATCCAGCGATGGATGCTAGAAGAGTTTATTTAGAAGAATGGTTTTTACAAAGACCAGGTCTTAATG